GAAAGTTAGACAATTAATTTCTTATGAAAAAATACCATATACTTGTGAGCTAATTGATAAATGTTTAGAACAAGGCAAGAAGGTTATTATATTAACAAACTTTACAATGTCTTTAGATATGTTACATGAAAAATATAAAAAAAATTCAGTAACATTAGATGGTCGTATGTCTAAGGATAGAAGGCAAGAGTCTGTTGATAGGTTTCAAAATGAAGATAAGATAAAGATATTCATTGGAAATATTAAAGCAGCTGGCGTTGGTATTACTTTGACCGCAGCAGAGGTCGTTATTATGAACGACTTATCATTTGTACCTGCGGACCACTCACAAGGTGAGGATAGAGCATATCGTTATGGTCAAAAGAATAGCGTATTAGTATATTACCCCGTTTTTGGAAATACCGTTGAAACAATCATATACAATATCTTACAAAAGAAAAAGAACGTTATTGATCAGGTTATGGGGGACGGAGAATATTCAGAATCCTTTAGCAAAGACTTCATTAAAGAACTTTTGTAGTATTTATTAGGTATGAGCGACGTACAAATTATTACCCCATCAGAAAAGGAAAAACTATACACTCAAGTATTTCACCTTTTAGGTATGCCAGTTCGTGGTATTGAACTTACTGAAGAACAAATGGATACCTTTTTAGAGTTATCACTATCAGAATACGAACAATACGTTGGTGACTGGTTAATTGAATCACAATGGGGGGCTCTTGATGGAATGAACGTTGATGAGCAATCATTAACTCGTGCTTTTACTACTCGTAGTTTAGATTACGAAACACAATACACATATTCATATTCTAAAATCGTAGGCTTACAAGCAAATGGTCCATGGGAAATGAAAAAAGATTCTTTTACTATACAAGCAAATCAACAAGTTTATGAAATACCTGCAGGTCGCGAAATCAATGAATTATTGTGGTTTACTCGTGCAACTTTATCCGATTCTATTGTGGATCCATTTTTAGGTGGATTTGGTGGTTTAGGTGGCGGAGGTTTTGGTGGTGTTGGTGGCTATGCTCAAGTAGGTAATGCCGGTTCTTATTTTATGATGCCAGCATTTGATCTTTTATTAAGAATGGGCGATAGAAATATTAAAAACCGTTTAATTGGTGGTGATTGTACATATAGAATTACAGCCGGTCCTAACGGTACAAAATTAGTTCATCTTATGAATGTACCAGGTGGTAAATTTGACTTTGCTAACTTACAACAAAATAACTATAAAGTTTGGTATTGGTATTATGATACAAAAGATTCGGATAGAGATGAATGTTTAGAGAAAAACAAAGACATTATTAGACTTCCGTCTGATGTTCAAACAGAAGCTTTGACTTGGAATAAATTAAACAAACCATCTCAAAACTGGGTTAGAAAATATTTAATTGCATATTCAAAAGAGGGTTTAGGTCGTATTTGGGGTAAATTTTCTGGAGATTTACAAGTTCCTGATTCATCTATTAAGTTAGATTATTCTTCTTTAATTACAGAAGGTAAAGATGAGAAATCTAAATTAGTTGAAGAACTTATGGGTAGATTAGAAAGATTACGTCCAGACAAAATGCTTGAAAGAAAAGCTGGCGAAGCAGAAAATTTAAATAAAGCACTTAAATTTAGAGCTATGCCTTCACAAATCATAGTAATTTAGGTATCTTTACTATATGAGTTTAAGAGAAACAACCGCAGAACTGCACAGCAAGGCTGAAAAAATGCCATTTAATCAACGAATGTTTAAAGGAGAATTATCTGACGTAGAATATGTAAATTATCTACTACAGCAAATGACTATTTTTCATGAATTTGAAACAAGAGATCTTATTATTAAAGGATTGGATAGAAAAGAAAAAGTAATTGAGGATATTTTAGAATTAAATAACGGTAATCTTTTAGAAGAAAATAAAATTTGCCCAGCTACAATTTATTATGCGGCTTATCTTAAAGATTTAAATGACACTAATATTTTACCTCATGTTTATTTGAATTATTTAGCAATTGCGTATGGTGGTCAAATGATGAAAAGAGCTATTCCAGGAAGTGGTAAAATGTATGATTTTGATAACATGCAAGAATTAGTAGGCAGTATTCGTGCAATTCAAAAAGACGAATGGGCCGAAGAAGTTAATAAAGGATTTCAATTTTTAATTGCAATATTTGATGAGTTACAAAACTTTGTTGGATAATACAGCACAAGAGCTTGAAAGAGTACTTGTTGAAATAGTTGAAGCAACACAAATTTATACAGAAGATTTTGGATGGGAAAATATTAGATATGTATCTGAATTATTTAGAATGGCTCATATTGAAAGATATACGGACAATAATTTAGAAGTTTTACATTTTACTTGTTTTCCAACAATAGATAAACCAGATCCAATTTTTGGTTTTGATATTATTACCACGGATAAAAAACCATTGGCGGCATTTTTAGATCACTCACCTGTTTTATACGACTTAGAAATTGATTATGGTGTTGAATTTTCATCTCCATACAAATTACCTGAATGGGCAACTAAAATTTTTTCTAAATATGCACTTGCTATAGTTCCTAGTGATGATGAATTAGAACATTTTTGTAGTATAGCTATCGATTCTTTTATTAGATATATTAATATTTTAGAAATTGGTAAAATTGATGATATAGAAAAAATAAAAGAAAGACAAAACTTTTATTGTGAAAACCAACAAAAGAATGAAAGAACTTTTAATGTGCTAAAAGCAAAATTAGGAGAAGAGAAAGCCAAATATTTTATGTCCGAAATTCTCTTCCCCAAAATCAATTAACTTTCCACCGCATGTAATGCGTAATCATTTCCATTAGTTTCAATAATCTCATCTTCATTAATTGTTTTAATACTTTCAGCTTGAAAGTTTAAAACTTTTCTATTGTGTTCAACCCAATATGGGTCAGCTAAATTCAATGAATCTTCAACATACATAAAAAAAGGATCACGTTGTACTCTATTCCAGAATAATACTTCACTATCAGATAGAGTCATTACTTCTTCTAATTTATCTTGCCCTTCTTCTTTTAAAGGAAACCCATTGACCAATTCACATTGTGCTTTTGTAAAGTATTGTCTTTCCTCTGGTGTTTCAATTAAAATATCTTCACGTATTTCTGGTCTAAAAGCGACTAACAATGGTTCAATACGTTTATTAAAATTATTTAAATAACGAGGAACATTATAATCACCTTTCAAATCTGGATTATTAGTTATTTCTTTTTCTGGGATCATGTAACAATTAATTTCTATATGACCATCAGGAATTTCCATACCATATTTTGCCAAGTATTCTTCTTTTTGTTTTTTTGTTGCCTTTGCTATTTTTTGAACATCTCCTGATGATTTTTTCATACCATTATTAATATAATAAATTGTGTCACCCAACCCTGCTGGATAATCGTTTAACATTATTAATTCCATATGAGCTTGACGAGACATTAATGAACCTGCCTTGGTTGTTTTTGTTACATATTTTTTATATTCATCTAATGATTGTTTAACACGAGCTTTGTTGGCAATTTTTGCTAATGGAATTTCTTTATTATATATTTTATCTACGTAATCATAATACAATTCAACAAATGCTAAACCATCACCATTTAATAAATGTTTTAAACCTTCATCTAAAAACTCAACAATATATTGTTGCATCTTTTTAGATTTTATTGTATTACCGGTAAGTTTAATTTTTTCCTTACCCTTTTTCATCATTTTAATGATATAATTCTTACGAGAAACATTAATACATGCTGGTGCAACATAGTCAATATCTAAACCCATTTCATTTCTCATGAATATATCATTAAACTCAGCTGTGTCTGCTTCAATTCCTCTATATTCTTTACCAAGCTCAACCATTTCATTTAATCCTTTACCAACATATGTATGTTCTTCAATATCTGCTGGTGTTTCGAAATTCACACCATCCGTATCCATAACCAAAGGTTTATAGCCTTTCTTCATAAAATGCATAATCATCATACGAAGACATTGACGACCAACACAAGTAATTGTTTCACCCATATTCATATCTCCCCATGGAAATACGTGAGGTGCCGATAAACTACCAAAGTAAGCGTTAATAAAAATCTTAATCGGTAATTGCTTACGATCATACATTTCAGCTTGTACTGGATCAGTTTTCGCTAACTTACCTGCTAATAATTTATATTTTATACGAATGTCACGGAAATATTTTAACATTGTTTTCTGAACACCCATTACATCACATTCAGGAAATACATCATAGACTAATTGAATAGATGGGTAAAGTGACGCATAATCGAACTTAACAATATTCTTTGAATAACCTACGTTAAGTAATCTTGATAAACCACCTGTAATTGCACGCTTTTCATCTTTTGCAGGTACAGCTAAATTGTTTTCATATGACCAAGCCAACATAATTATTTTCCATAACGTTGCCGTACCCATCGTTGCAATTCTTTCATAAGTTGTAGGAACCAGTTTTGATAATAAGAATGTTGATTGAGAAAATGAATCATCTACTATCATTGTTTCATATAAATCATCGTCGAGATATTGTTCCACAATTTTTCTACCTGGCCATATTTCAAATTTACCAGGATATTTTTGTAAAAGATTTTCGGTTCCGGGTTCTCCAATTTGTTTGTAACCACCTGTCTTTGGATTTACATAATAACTTTCATTATCAAGATATATTTTAGAAATTTTACCCCCATCAACATACACACGATTAGGTTTTTCCTTTTCCAAATACTTTGTTATATATTTCAATCCCCAAGATTTTATTTCGGAGTTAATTGCCTGTGCTCTACGAACAGAATGCGCAATATCTATAATGTTGAATCCCCAAATAACATGTTGTTTATATGGCTCAACTTCATTTGCAAGTTTTAACATACCTTCTTTTTCTTTTATACCTTGCGTTGTAAATATTTGTGTTAAACCATCAACATCAACACCCAATATTTCTGCACGTTTTAATATAAACGGAAAGTCAAAGAAAGCAGAATTATAACCAGCGACAATGGTTGGTTTAATTTCCTTAATATACTCAAAAAATCTTTCAATACATTTTTTTTCACCATCATCACCAAATGCTGGTATTGTTATATTAAGACCACGATTATCTTTAATCCCAATTAATATAATAACACAAGTTTCAGGATCAAGACCTGTGGTCTCAATGTCAAAAACAAAACGATGAACACCATTGTAATCATCAATCCCTTTAAATAATCTTTTTTTCTTTTGTATTAGATATTGTTCTACCGGATTTAATATTGTAAAATAAGGTCTGTATTTTTCATCCCATGGATTTATTCCACCTTGTCTAAAAAATGATGTTAAGTCAGTGTAAGATTTAATACTTCTAACTAAAAACTTCATTCCATTTTCAAGCCTTTCGTTACCATAAGTTTCTAATTTATCAATAATAATTCCATATTCTTGCATTCTTTTCTTTTGCAAAGACTTGGAGTTTTGATAAAAACCTAGACCACTTAAATCACCTACCCATATAAATGGTGTAAAAGATGTGTCTGGTTTAACAATCTTTCCTAATTCAGGATCTTGGATAATTTTGTAAATAGTGTTAGTGGGATAATCATATTCAATACCTACGATGTACATTTCATCGTCTCCACCATTGAGGAACTGCTCAATAACCTCTTGAGAGATAATCTCTTTCATATTTTATATTTTATAATGTGACGTATTTGCTTGTGATTAACTCACAGTTTGCCTTGTATCATTATAAATATACAAAAATTTGCCCTAACTAAAAAATGTTGATGTATAATTTTTCTTTGATTGGTAAAATAAGTTTAGAAGTTGGGGATAAGTTAGTATCTCTGAACTGTACTGTAACTTTACCTTCATATTTTCCTATTTTAGCAGTTTGTTCTTCTGTAAATCTATAAACAATATAATATTCATCAGTTGTTTGATTATATAATTTTGTTCTTGTTGTGATCATACATGGTGCATCCAAAATTGCAAATTCACCTGTTTGATAGTCAGACATTTCAAATGTGATTTTTGCATTTTCTAACATATCATTGAAAGAACTTTTATCGTTCTTTCCATCTTGTATCATTCTTAATTTTAATAAAGGTTCTGAAGATCCTTGTCTGATTTGAAATTCCATATTATAATGCTGTTAATGTATCTTGACAACCTCCATTATCACACTCTGTGATATTGAAGTTTGGTTTAATTGATGTTAAATAATGATTATTTACCGATAAAAAATCTAAAGGCTCTTCGTAATAGTTTATAGCTTGAACAATGAAATTACATGTACCATAATGTATATTTTCTATGCCATCTGTACCAGCCCCCCAAACCTGAACTAATGAATTTTCACTAGCTCTTTGTGAAGGTATAATTTCTTCAAAATTTTCTAATTTATAAATTGGGTTTCCGTTTAGATAAATTTTTAAAGTTCCTAGTCTTGAATCTTTTTCGTTATACCATTTTTTAGATAAAGTTTCGATAGCGGTTAATTGTTCTGTAGCACCAGTTAACCAGTCTTTAAAATCTGTTGCATCTTGAGTTGTTGAAATCAAATCATTCAAACCACCTTCATTTTGTAATCCACAGTCACTTAAACTTTTATATCTTTTAAACGTAATTGTAATATTAAAATCGTTAGATGTTCCACCTGTACATAATGTCGGAGTAATACCTGTAACTGTATTATAAACATTAGTATAACCTGTTACGGTACTTATAGGAGTATAATAAATTGCTTTCCAAATAATTTCTGCATTAGTTGTAAATTGAAAAGATAAATTGTTATCTGCGTAAAAAGATGGATTAGTTTCACCACTAATACCCCAATAATAGAATACATTTTCAGTTGCACCTGTCCAATCAACTCCATTTCTATTAAAAACAAAATCTAAAGTCCAACCATTTTCTGTTCTTTTTCTTATATAAGGTGTTCCTGATTCTAATTGATATATATTACTTGACATATTGTTTATAATTAAAAATTGATCAAAATTTGGGATTATTTCATTGTAATCTACATTATTTGTTAGTTCATAATCGTTTATTTCGGAAAAATCCACTTTAATATCCAATTTTGAACCATAAAAATTTAAAAAATTCTGATCTCCCATGATTATATAAATATCTTTCATAACGTTTGATATTTATATAAAAGTCTATTTAATGAATAATTTTATAAAAGGGATAATTGAGGAGACATTTAAGTCCAAAGCACAACAACGCTACTTCTACGCGCAAGCGGGTAAGGGAGGTAAAAAAGGTAAGAAATGGGGTAAATGGGCTAAAGAGTTTTCAGATAAAACTGATTACAGTAAAATTCCTGACAAAGTTGA